CCACAGCGCTGCCAATCTGCAGTGCTGCCACCGCAGCGCCCAACACCGGAACACCCTTACCAAAGCTTGCCAGGCGGCCGGCGCGCCCAAGCAGACCGCCGACACGACCCAAGCGGCTGCGCCGAGGGTTGCGCCGTGCGGCGTCCCCTGCGCCGCTGCCCACCGAACTGCCGCCGCCATCACCAGCCCCGGCCTGGGGGTTGGTGACGAATACGCGCTGCACTCCAGCAGCGCCTGCAGCGCCCTTGGCAACGTTGTACAGGCCACGAGCAACACGGATGGCCGCCACCGCCTTGGTAATGGCAAAGCCCCCCGCTGCCAGTGCGGTAGCTCCCAGGGCCAAGGACGGCACCTTTTCGGCAATCCAGCCAATGCCGGTGGCCGTCGCCCGCAATACGTCGGCGGCCCCATCCGTCAGCGGCCGCAGGCCATCACCGATAGCCCGCAGCGCGTCGTCAATCTCGTTGGCGGTTTCTTTCCACTTCTGAGAGGACGTTTCGCGGCGCTCTGCCAGGTTCTGGTCGAGGATGCCCGCCGCGTCTGCAGACTGGGTTTTTAGTTCCTCGTACAGTGCCTTGTTTTGCATGTAAGCCATGAGCGCGGATTTGACCTGCATATCCGCGAACAGGTCGCCGGTACGCATGGCCTCTTCCAGCGCCTGCATCATGCGCTTGGCTTTTTCGGGGTCCGTCTCTTGGTTGATCTTGGCCGCCGCCTCAGCCATGGCAGCGGCCTTTTTCGGGTCGGTCTTCTGGATGTATTTTTGGGCCAGTGCAAAGCTGGCCTCCAGCGTGGACATGCCGCTTTGCAACCCAGAATTGAGCGACTTCTGGTAGTCAATGCCGGCGTCCTTGTACGCCTTAACCGTCTCGCCCGAGCCGATCTTTTCCATCCAGTTTTTGAGGTTGTTGGCAGCCTCGTCAGCACTGCCGGCAGATTTGATCTGCACCTGCAGGATCGAACCCAGCTGGGTGACGGCGTCCATGCCGTAGATACCCTGCTTCGCCATACCGGCCAGCAGTTCGGGGAACCACTTGGCCATGTCGCTGGCCTCGAAGCTACCGGCCTGGCCCTGGTAGGCGATGGCCTCCAGCGCCCGCTGCATCACCACGGGGTCGGTAATCTTGGCGTTTTGCCCCAGGGCGTTGATCATTCGGGCAGTGTCGGTACCGTCCGCGCCCTGCCCCACCACAAACTTGGCGGCCACGCTGGAATAGCGCGCCGCCTCCTGCAGGTCCATACCGGCACCCACCAGGTTGTTGAGGACATCCGCCACCTCGTTGCGCGCAAGCCCGGTGTCCTTGGCCGTGCTGATGATGCCCCGGTTTAGCTCGACTTCCTCGGCCTTGTTGGCGACGCCGGCCTTGATGGCGATATCCCGCACTATCGCCTGATAGTCGGCACTGACCTTGGTAGGCAACGCCACAGCCGCAGTGCCCACGGTGGCCTGCATAGCGGTTGATCGAAGGCCGGCTTTACCCGCCTCGATCTGCTGCAGCCCCTTGGCCTGACGGGCAGCGGTTTGCGCGGTTCGGCCCAGCGTGCGGTAGTGGTCCTCTAAGCGGCCAACCTCTACCCCCTGCTTGCGTAGGGCGGCTAGGTTGCGGTCCAGCTGGTTGCGCAGGCCGCGCGCGCTGGACTCTCCCGCCTCGCTGGCTTTCTTCCACTCATCACGCAGGCGCATGGTTTCGCCAATGACGCCCTGCAGCACCTTGGCCTCGTCGCCACGCTTCTTGAGCTTACCGATTCGGCCCTCAACGTCTTTGAACGCCGCGCCGACCGTTGCGCTGACCACCCCGCCGATCACAAGGCCAATGGAAAACTTGTTGTTGGCCATGGTTTCTCACTCCCACGCAGGCACAGCCCGGCGGCTCAATCAGAGAGCCACCAGACCATGCGAGCGAATGGCATTTGCTCCAGCTCGCTGGGCGAGAACCCGAGTTCTCGCGCCAGGCGCTTGGCAAGCGACTTTTGGAATCCGGGGGTGTTAAACCCCGTCTTGGTGGACCAGGCGAAAGTAGGCCGCGCGCACCCGGTTGTAGTCGCGGATGGTCAGCGAATGCAGCTCGGCCGGCGTGGTTTCGGTCAGGCGCTGGAACAGCAGCGTTTCCAGCTTGCTGTTGTCGTCGCCGGCCTCGGCCTCCACCTCCCGGCTCAGGCGAATCGAGGGCGATTGCAAGGTCAGGCGGTCGACCTTGACGCCTTCGCGCATGATAGGCGCCGCCAGGCGCACCACCGCATGCTCCAGAGTCAGCTTGAGCCAGGCCGGATTCTCGCCGCTGTCATCACCCAGCAGCTCCTTATAGGCCCGCTGCAGGCGGCGGTAGTCGCGCACCTGCAGGGCCGTCAGCTGATCCTCGGTCAGCTCGCACAGCGACCCCAGCATGAGTAATTCGCGCTGTTCGTCGTTGTCGCCCACCTGCAGGCCTACCATGAGGTCTTCGCTCACCGTAGGGCTGCGCATGGTCAACGCCTGCCGCGTCTCGCCGTAAACGTCCAGGGGCACGCTTAGGGACACCACCGCGCGGCCGTCCTCGATGTGGAGCCAGGTTGGAATAGGGTTGAAAATGGACATGCTAAGGCTCCTTAAATGGCGAGGTCAGCGCGAACGCCGGCCAGTTGGTCGACACCGTCGATAACGCGGATGCAGTTCACAGGATCGATTTCATAAATAACGCGGCCGCCGACTTCCAGCTTGTAGTAGCGCACCGCGATGCTGTGCTTCATTTCCGCCTTCTCGCCCGGCTTCCAGTCCCCCGGATCGACTTCCTTGAGCGCACCGCGCAAGGTAGCGACCACCGCCTTGGTGGCGCCGCCCTGCCCTTTGAAACTGCCCCGGAATACGCAGTTGAAACCGGTCTGGTCGAAGTCACCGAAATACTTGAGGGTTTCCCGACGCATGCCGTTGGACGTAAAGCTGGCCTCCAGCTTCTCCAGGCCCATATCCATCTCAATCGGCGCGTCCATGCCACCGCCGCGATACTCGTCGGTCTTGACCGTGAGCTTGGGCAGGGTCAGCGACGGTACATCGCCCTGCAGGCTGACACCGCCCACCGAGGCATTCATGTTGAACAATACTTCTGGAATAACAGCCATTGCGCGCCCTCCTTAGGCTACGTCGAGAACTTGGGTCAGGTATTCGTCGGTCACCTCGATTTCAAAAATCGGGTTCTCGGCAGGCGGCACATCGGTGAAGCGGATCACCCAGATGATCTTGCCCTGGGCCAACTGGCTGGCCGTGTTGCGCTCGGTGTCGGCGTAGACCTCAAAGTCGATCACCGCCCCGGCGGCCTTGAGGTCGCGCATGAAGGCTTGCACCGTCTCGGTCACATCCTTGACATAGCTTTTGGTAATGCCCAGGTCGACGGCCCATTTCATGCCGGCACGCACGGCCGCCATCACCATGTCGACGGTGCGCACCCGCGTGACGAATGCCCACTTGCTATCACTGGACAGCGTGCGGTTGCCCCATAGGCGATAGCCACCGTCGCGAATGATGGTGGTGATATTGGCGTTGTTGAGCAGGTTGGCCCGGCAAGTCGGGTCGTTGTCCAGGTACTCGACAGCCCGCACGGTGCCGGTGATGTTCTTGATTTCCTTGTTGGACGGCGAAGCCCAGAAACCGATGCTGGCATCGGTCTGCGCGAACAGGCCGGCCGCTACCGGCGAACCCGCCAGGTCCTCGTCGCCGTTACTGGTAACGCTCCACTTCTTGACGCCGGGGTCGACCATGTACAGCCGCTTACTGCCAAAGCCCACGGCATAAGCAATGGCCGCCTCGTCAGTGGTACCCGGCCCGTCGATCAGGCCAATCGCCTCCAGCTTATCCGCCAGGGTATCCATGGCGGTGGCCACCGCCTTGGTGGCCGAATGTTTGGGTGCCACCAACAGCCGTGGGTGCTGGTTGAACAGGCTTTTGGCATCGAGCAAGGCCTGCAGGCCGCTGCGCTTGCCATCGGCCGCCACGCCGCCAATCACCGAACTGGTGATGGTGGCCGCAGTGCCGGCAGAGGTGACACCTACAGCGATGATTACGGCCTTGGCCTGATCGAGAATCTGCAGGCAGGCTTTGGTCAGCGGCGAGTTAGGGCCGAACGCCGCCACGGCCTCGCGGTCGCTGACGACCTGCACCGGCGTATTGGGCTCAGCCAGGCCGACCCCTGGGGTGTAAACGTCGACAATGCCGATCACCGACGACGAGGGCACGCTGATGGTGCGCCCCCCCAAAATGACCAGCGAGGTGGTCACGCCATGGAAAAAGTTAGCCATAGATGCTCCCCATAGAAACGAAAAAACCGCCAATGGGCGGTTGAGTTGAACAGCTGGAAATGTGTTGCGCGTTAGCCCGCGCGGAAGCCGATGGCGAACCAGTACAGCGCGAAGTCCTGTACCGAATTCGCCCACTCGCCAATCATGATGTTGAAACTTTGCCCGGTGGTTTTTCCCTCCATAATCGCCGGGGTCAACGTGGCCGCCGGCACCCCTGGGTTGCTCTTGTGGTAGATCACCGGAATGACAATGAACGGCGCCGCCGAGAACCCACCCGAGTGGAATCCCACCTGGTACTCGGTGAACTGGCTGGGCAAGTCCCCCACGTTCAAGCGTCCCCACTGGGCCATAAAGCCGTTGTCGGTGTCCCAGTAGAAACCGTTCTGCGCCCCTGAGAACTGCGAGCGAACCGCCGCATTCAGCGCATTTCTCGCCCCGTCAGGCGTGTTGCCCCCGGTACCGCCCCGATGGATAGGCAGAATGCCGCTAACCAGCTTGCTAACGTCCATGCCTGCCAGGCCCAGGGCTATCGACAGATTCTGCGAGCCGTCAAACACCCCCCGCCCGGTTACATCACCGGTGAAACTCACCTCGCGCGCCGTCTGCAGCCTGGTCGCGGTGCCAGCGTTGCCCGTGGTCGG